GGTGACGACAATCTTCGAGCAGGAGCTTGTCACTTCGATGCCGCGGTCCTGGAAGCCTTCGCTGGCACCACCGACCCGGTTCTGCGATACCAAGTGCCCGGCCCCGGTGTTGATCTTGATGCCAGCGCAGTTGGTATAGGCCGCGTCAATGCCGTTAGACGTGCATGTGTTGTTGATCACCCTGATTTCAGTCGGGGTGCCTGCGTTGCCGATGCAGATGCCCTCTTCGCGGTTGGAGTTGCAGTAGTTGCCCTCCACCGTCATGTTGGTGACATCCTCTTCAACCGCAATCCCTTCCTGATGGAACTGGATCGAGTTGCCGATGACCTTGCCGCCAGTCATGTAGCGCAGACGCATGCCGGGGGACACGGTGACGCCAGACAAGCCGTCGCCGCGACCGATGTTGTTACGGAAGATGATGTCAGTTCCGTACTGCACGTCCCAGATCGGGGCATAGCCGACACTGGTCAGCGTTGCTGTGGCCCCAGACGTGCCGCCAGTGATTGTCTCGCCGGGGGTGAACGCCCCAGACTGGCTGGTGACAAGCAGGTTTGTCGTGTTCACCTCTGTGACAGTGGCCGTCTGGGCGGAGGTTCCGCCCGTAACAGTCTCACCATCCTGGAACGTGCCGACGATGGTGGAGATGTAGAACGAATTCACCTGCGCCAGGGCGATGTTGTCGGCATAGGCATCGCAGTAGTAGGAGATCGAAAGCCCACTGCTCCAGATCCGGTTGCGTTCGAAAATGGTGCCCTTGAGCGCTCTGCGGCGAGCGTCGTAATCAATGGCAAACTCGTATCCAAGATCGCCAGCTGTATGGAAGAAGGCGGCCGTTCCACCGCCAACTGGGCCAACAACAGCCTCGCATTCGTTGTCGTGAACATTGATCGTATGACAACCCGACAGACGCACAGCGTGCGCACCAGACGCAAGGGTAAGAGAGCCGATCTTGTTAAAGCCGATCTCGATATTGTTCGGGTGGACCGTGTAGCACTGGCTGGCGTCATAGCGGGTTCGGGTGCCCGGGACGTCGCCCGATGCGACATCGCCAACGCTGCCCCAATCGAAACCGATAGCGACAGCACTGAGGGCATTGCCGACCAGCGTGTTGTTGTTCACCTTGCCATGGTTCACGCCACCGATGCCGCAAATCATCGTGCCGCCGCTGCGCACGGTCGAGACGATGTTCCCGGAAATCTCCCAGCCAGAGGCATTGATGAAATCCCCCACAGCGCCGACGCTGGTGACATCGCCGTAGGCTGCGCCTACCCCGATCGGGGCATGCCAAGGGGCGGAAGATCCAGGAGTTGCCGAGATAGTCGTGGCGATGATGTTGTCGAGAACCTTGGCGTTCGACATAACCCGAATACCGTAAACAGTACCCGTGCATTCGAGTTCGATGTTGGCGAACTGCAAGGTAACATCAGGCTTGACGATCAGACCGTCATCAGTGACGGAGGTGGTGATGACGACACGGTAGGTTTTCCCCACGCCGCCGATAACGCGCCCGCCGCCGCGCGTATTCTGCAGGTCGATCGCAGCCTGTACCGCAGCGCGGTCATCGGCCGCACCATCGCCGACAGCGCCGAGCATGTCCGGAATTAGCACCTCTTCCGCGATCTCGTACCAGACGACAGTTACCGCATCGTCCAGCGTGATCGAGAACTTGCCGATATGGGAAGGTTCAGAGACGACCTTTTTATAGAGTGCCCCGCCACCATCGCCGGCGGCAGCGTAGCCCGCGAGGCGAAGGAAAGACGGCGCAACCGTCGGGGCGTATGCCTCGGCGGCTGCCTTGGTCGCAAACGTCGTAGTGACGACGGACGACAGCGCCGCAGAAGCAGAAGCAGCGGCAGCCTCGGCGGCAATTCGGTCTGCGTCCGCAGATGATGCGCTGGCAGCCGCCGAGGCAGCTGATGCCGCATCGATGGTCAGCCGATAGTTGCCAAGCCCGTCGAGGCGATACCGAACGAAGGTCGCCCATTCGCCAGCCGACAGCGCATTGCCGGCGAAGTTCAGTACTGGCTTGGGCGTCTCGCCTTCATGGGAGAGCGTCATTGGTCCGGTGTTCGCCGTGGTCGGGGTGGCGATGAACTCCAACACGGTGGCGGGATCGACGCCAGCCGCCAAGTCGCCGGTCTGGGCGTTCGCGCTACCGGCCAGCGTGACGAAGGCCAGCGTATCGGGGAGCCCCCTCTGGCGCACCCAGGCCGCCGCAACGCGGGTGTAGTAGCCGTTATAGGCCGCAGTGCTGTCATTGAGCACGACGCCGCCCGTCGTTTCGGTATCAGGCGTGATCGCCAGCAGCTGCGTCCTGGTCGCCACATAGACCATGTTGCCGAAGATGAATGCACCCGTCCCAGCGAGCTGGCTCGCGAGAGAGGCGATCGGCACCCTGGCGGTCCGCATCACGCTGTCAGACGTGACGTTGGCGAGCAGTTCATCAATGGCATACTGCGCGGGAAGGTTGGTTGAGCGGATGCCCATTGTGGATACCTCAATAGAAAAACCCCGCTCAATGGCGGGGCGTGGACAGGGCTGCAGCGGGTAGGGATAGTTTAGGTGATGGTGGCTTGGCCGAGCGAGAAACGGTCGCCAGCAACGCCCTGGTGGCTCACCGGAGAGGCGAAGAAATAGAACGTGCCTTCAGGGCAAGGGAACGTCTCGTCATAGGCCGTTGACGGCGCGGCTTCGATCGAGCCGAGCAATGCAACATCGATGCCGTCCGCCTCCAGGCCAAAGAAGATGTCAACCGTTTCGATGGGGCTGAACGCTCCAGTGGCCCCGGTGGTGAACAGGACGTTGGCCTGGTTTGCTCCGCCAATAACGGAGCCAGAGGCGATGTCGGTCGGCGAGGTGTCGGTGATCACCACGGCACCGTCGATGCTGAATTGGGCAGACCATGGGCTCGAGATATCTTCGTAGCTCACAGCCCGGCGCTGCAGAACGATATCGGCGCCAACCCCGTAGCCATCGGCGATGGCGAACGCATCGGCCGCGGCGATCGTGGTTTCGAGCCAATCGCCGCCATCGCCAGCGGCAAGCCGATTCCGCAGCACGAAGAAACCGACTGGAACGGTCGTACCCAGAGCAGGCGCCATCGAGACGATCACGCCGTCCTCGGTCTCCGTCTCGTCATAATAGATCTCGGTACTCGTGGCGACAGGGACGCCTGGAATGAAAGCGCGCGCCGCCGCATCACCCCCAGCTCTGCCGTTCCATGCCGGCGCGATTTCAGCATCGGTCAAGGTATCGATGATCGGTGCCGCAGCCAGCATGGTCAGCACGGTTGTCATCTTCTCGCCGGCCTGCGTGCCGGCGACGATGAGATCGATGCTTTCCGAGCCAGAGATGCCGAACTGGATCAGCGTGTCGCGTTCCGGCAGATATCCGGAGCCGGTCACGGCGATGGTATCGGTCTCGCCGACATGCAGCACAACATTGCGCAGGACGCTTGAACCAACGCCGGCCTCGTCATAGCGCATGAACCGGATGGCATAGCTTTCGCCGGCCTCCATCGTCACAAGCCCGTCAAGGGTGATCACGTTTTCGCGGACGAACGAGACGCGGCATGCCGCCATTGTGCGGACGAGGGTGTCATAGTTGCCCTTAACGAGATCGCCGCGAGTGGCCGTCCGGACCGCGCCGTCCTGGATGCAGGTGAATTGGTCTGGCCGGTGGATGATTTCGTACTGCCGGCGGCGCGCCTCGCGCCACACCTCGTCAGGGTCCGTCTTGCCCGACATGGGCAGCTGCTCGGTCACGTTGATGTCGCCCAGGTAGCCAGGCCACGGCACGACGCGTTCCCGCTGCTGATAGTCGCTGGTCTCATCAAGGAACGACACGCGGAAAGCGTCTGGCGGCTGAAAGTAGTTGCGCGACCAGGAGAACTCCCGACTATTGCGCGAGTTGACATGCGCGACGGTCAACTCCTGCGGCCGATCGATGACCACGCCCCACTTGCTACCGTCGAAGCGCGGGCTGGCGCGGCCAGCGGCAGCTACTTCGGTCAGCACCGCCCACTGCGAGGCTTCCGACTCCCGCACCTTGTCAAACTTCAGATCCTTGGTGCGGCAGAAGTCGTGGAAATCCTGGAACTGCTCAAGATCGAGTGCGCCATCGGATTCTGGAAACGCACACTCCGGCCCCTGCAGCACCAGGCGCAGGTAAGAGGCCGGGTTGCGCGTCTTGCGAACCACCCACTCTTCGGCCGCATAGTCCCAATCGGGCACCAAGCGCTCGGCCAGGGCGTTGAAACTGTCGATCTGCGAATTGAGCTGATAGGTGGCGCGGATGCGCAGCGCGACCAGACACAGCGGCTTGTCGAAGTTCAGCGGGTATTCTGGACGGAATGACTGCAGCGCCAGGAAAACAGTCCGATCGGCCGTGGTGGCGTCGGTCGCCTCGTGCGTGATGCGGGTGCATCGGATTTCCCAGCGCCCCCGAGACGGGAACGCCCAGCGGAATGAGCGATAGAAGCCTTCCAGCCGCTTGCTTGTGATGTTGAGTGTCTCGACATCTGCCCACGACCCACCCGACGCGAGACGCTGCTCGATGCGGATGGATACCGTACGCGTCGTGTCGTCGGACCCGCCCAGCCCCGTGGGGAAACTGAGGATGATATTTGCCTCGGTGGCATCGCCGGCCGAGTAGCGGGACACGGGAGTTTCCGGCCCTTCCCCGATGATGTTGCCGGCGTCATCGCGCAGCCGATCACGACGAAGCTCAACGCCCAGGGCTTCCTCAATCACCTGCTGCGGATAGAGCGTTACCGGGTCGTCATCGGCATAGCCTTCGCGGATCTCGTATTCGACCTCGTTGAAGCTCGACAGCGGCGTGTCCTTGATCCGCAGATCAGACAGTTCAATCGGCCCATAACCGAAGGTGAACAGCGCACGGACATACTGCTCGTCGCCAACGATCTCGGTATAGCTCGGCGCGGCGAACAGCGGCGCAACGCGCATACGGCCCATGAGCGAGGGTACGGCGCCATCCGGATTGGCCGAATTGTTCCACCCGGAAATCTGGTAAAGCGGGCGCTCGCTCTGGCGCGCCGCGGTCTCGGCAGGCGGGATCAGCAGATTGACTAGATACCCCCCGGCAATGGTGACGGCCAGCGCGACAGCGGCGGCGCCGACCTGGGCGAGAACTGCGGAGCCGGTTGCGGCGAAGATGGCAGGGCCGGCCCAGAACTGGCCAAGGGCCGTGGCGCCGATGGATACCGCGATCAGCAGCGCATTGCGCAGGAAGTCATCGCCGGCCGGAACCAGCTTGATCATCAGCCGCACGCCCTTGCGGGGGCGAATACGCGACCACTGCGCGCGGACATGCAGCAGTGTTTCGCCAGCATTGCTCACCAGCCAGACACGGGCTCGGCTCAGCGTGTCCTCGGTGACATCAGGCAGCACCAGGTGGATCAGTTCCTCCACGGTCCAGCCGAAAGGGGCATCGATCTTGATGGCGCCGAATGCCGGGTCGAGAGATGGCATGGCGCAAACTGGAATGCGATCGATCATTGGTGATCCGTGTTCTTCGTTGCATGTCGCCAGATGCCGGTGAGCCGGTTGGCCCAATACCCGACGTCATAGCGCTCGATGCAGGACGGCTTGTCTTTGGTGACGTGGAGCATCAATCCGGGCCGCACGACGATGCCGACATGGCTTTCCAGTGTGCCGCGGCGGAATGTGGCCAAATCGAACTCTTGCGCTACCTGCACACGCTCCCAATCGGGCTTGGCGCCATCGATGAGCCCAGCGATCTCCCGACGCTCGGCTTCTGAGGCATATTCCCCTGCGTAGGATGGCACAGGACGCCCGTGAGCGGGCAGGACGACCCAAACCAGCCCCCAGCAGTCAACGCCCGTCAGCGATCTACCCTGCTCACAATGTGGCAGGCCCAGATACTGTTCGGACCAATGCGTCACAGCATCACCTTGAGCAGTTCGAAGGCAGCCCAACTCGCAGCAAGAGCGATCAATGAGACTTTCATCCATCCAGGCATCAGGCGTGCAGCCCCGGAAATCTCTCGCGCGTCATCCGACCGGCAGGCCATGGTTCGGCGGTCAGCGGATCGCGGGTCAGGTTTAGCGTGATGCTGTCTGCCGTGCCTTCGACCGAGACCAGTTTGAAATTTAGCCACTGGTCTTCAATGATGTCAGGCGACGACGCCAGCACCATCGCCATGGACACGTTCGCGCGCTGCGTCGTGGAGCGCAGCACCGCGGCGATCTCATTATCGACGGCCTCAAGCACGATCCTTGCCGCTGGCGGCGCGTCGTCCTGGTCGTCAGGTATCAGCGCAGACATGAGGATGAACAGAAATGCCTCGTCGTCATCCTCGGGGTCGGCGCCCAGCCACGTGGAGCGGGTGCCATAGGACAGCGGCGAATAGCTGATCCGCTCGGTCGGGTCGGTCGATAGTCGGATGATCTGGCTGGTTTCCGGGTGCGTGATCTGGAACAGGATCACCTCGACCTCTTGCGAGCCCGACGCATCCAGGGCCGCGCGAGCGTTGAGCGAGATTGAACGGCTCATGGCAGGATCACCATGTCAAAGCTCACGCGCCACTCCACGCCCATAGAAACCTCGTTGGGGCGGGACTGACCGAACAGGCAGGGCCATGTGTCATCGATCAGGATCGGCACGTCTTCGTCGGTCAGCAGTTCCTCGCCCTCGTCCGTGAGCAGCCCAAGATCGATCTTCCCCCAACCCGGCACGAGGAACGGCAGGCTACCGTCCGCACACTCCTCGTCATGGAACCGATGGAACCGCGCCAGGTGATCGGCGGTGCAATAGATGGCGATCTGAACCGTCTCTGTAGACTTGGAGGCGCTGCGACGCACGCGCGGCGGCCCCTGGTCTGAGCGGGTGAGCATCCGGTTTTCGCCCCGTTGCCTCTGGAATGCATCCCGCAGCGGAGCGAGCAGTTCAGTTGGCCATGATGGCATAGTCATCGACGGGTGATCCTCCCGACGCCACGGACTGCAGAGTTGGCTGCACCCGGCTTTGCGATCTGCTGGGCAACGGCGCGATTGAGGATGATCTCCTGACGCACACCGCCCTGCCCATCGTCGGTGGTGCGTTCAATCACTTCCACACCGGCATTGTTGATGATGTTGGTCTGGACGCTGATGGGACGATTGCTGTTGGCGGCCTGACCGCGCGTGTGATCCAGCACCGTCTCATTTGGGTGGAGCATGGCCATAAAGCCGCCCTTGCCGTCGAGACCGCCAGAGCGAGAACCAGAGCCCGTGAAGCCGCCACCGTCGAACGCAGGGAAGAACCCGCCGCTGCTGCCGGTGATGCTGCTGACGCCGCCCATGCCGCTGCCGATACCGAAACTACCGAACGAACTGAACAGCGCGTCGATGCCGTTGTTGACGATGTTGTCGAGCCAGGACGTGGCAAACTGTTCCAGCTTGCCCATGAGCATTTCGAGCACAGAACTGGCGATATCGCCGCCCTTCTTGAATGCATCGAAGATGCCTTTGCCGACGCCCTGAAATGCGGACGCGAGGCCCTTGGCGACATCGAAGGCCTTGGTCATTCCGTCATCGGCCAGCTTCTTGACGTTGTCGTTCGCTGCCTTGGCCGCGCCTCCTAGCTCTTCGGTTTCCTTGCGGGCTAGAGCGATCTGCTCTGCCCTAGCATCCCATGCCGAGCCGATCCCCCCAAGGTAGTCCCGCTGCGCCCCCGAAAATGCTCCAGTTGCCGCATCCACAGCCCCTGCTGCTGCACCTTCGTTCGGGTTAGGCACTCGGCCAAGGTTCACAGGGTCGACTTCCCCGATGCCAGTCCATCCACCTCGCATGTTCTCCGGGATCATCATGATCGCACCGTTGATATTGCGAATGAACCCGTTGATGTTCTCTGCGACCTTGTTGATCATCCCTTCGACAGCACCGACGACGCCATTGGCTGCTTGGATCACCAGATCGCCGATGGCTGCAGGAAGTAGAGACCATGTAGCCTTAACCGCATCGAAGGCGCCCACGAAGGCGCCAATAATGGCGTTTCCTGCCGTTTTGAGCACGGGGGCTGCTGCGTTCCATCCAGCGGCGAGCCACCCGCCGATGGCGCTGAATACCGGGGAAACCAAGTTGGTGACGGTTTCTGCGAACATCTGCCAACCAGCAATGGCAACATCGATCATTGAGACCTGTGTCTCGCCGGTCTTGTTGAACTCGTAGGCCAACCCTGCAAAGGCCCCCGCGACGGCGCCAACGGCTGCCATCAGAGGCCAAAACTTGGTTACAAGCCCACCGATCAGGTCTGTGATGGTCCGCAGTGCGGGCGCAAACCCACCCTGCAGGATTTGCGAGCCCTGCTGGATAGCAACCATTGCGGGGTTCATGCCGGATGCCAGCGACACGCCAATGTCGTTCAACTGATAGATCATCATGGTGCGCTGCTGCATGCTGGACCGGATGACCGTGTTCTGGGCCATCAGCGCTGCATTGTGGGCCTGAGCAGCAGCGGCGGCAGCCTTATGCCCAGCCGCCTCGACATTGGTCGCTCCGGCCAGGCGTTGCGCAGCCGCCGACGCCTGCCCAGCCGCGCCCGTCAACTGGTGCAGGGTCGCGGTGCCCTTCTCGACCTGAGAGGAATCGACCGCGAGGCCCAGGCGCGCGACATCGAACATGGCAGTACCTCGTCAGAAAATGGCGTCGAACAGTTCGGGGGTGAGCAGTCGCCCGGATGGGGCTGCGTCGGGGGCGTGGGCATTGTCCTTGTCGCGGACTGCGGCGAGGAACGCCGCATCCATGGCTCGGAGAACCCGCCATTCATCGATGCGGGGCGATGCGTTGGTCAGGGACGCCCATTCGGACATCTCCCGCCATGACAGCGCCATCGGGCCGTTAAACCCGTCCTGGCGCCCGCGGGAGAGTTCCACAAACCAGTGCCAGAGGTATTCCCGGCCCCAT